AAACCTCCTCTTTTTTGTGGTTGAATCTGAGATGCGATGTCAATCCTACATGCCCCTTGCATTCCTTACCACATTCAGGGCAACTCCAACGTGAGATAGATTTCTCTAGTTCCTCTTTATCTTTGTCAGAACTGAGATATTCCATAGTGGTTACTGGTTGTTCCGCCATGTCAAACGGTTCCTGTATCTGGTCTACCGCGTCGGCATTGTAATATTTCTCATGGAAGATCAGGCCACACCCCTTGCACATGACCGACCATCCCCAACTGCACCATAGCGGTTCCCATTCCTTGCTGCCACAGAAACAGGAAAACCGTTCCAATACTATCGGCCCATCGCCAAAACCCATTACGCTTCCTCCTCGTCAGCCGTTGCCTGCGCCTCTTTGAACTCAATCCTGATGGTGCCTAATGCCTGCGTGATTCTCTGTACATCCGTGATGCCGAGCATGGTCAGTATATAAAGGATGACCGACCTCCTGCCTTCCTCGAATGCTGACTGATGCTCTCCCTCTCTATGGTGTGTGACAGAGACAAAGTTGCAAAATTCAGCAAGGTCCGTGAGCACAACCACCTTCTCGTCGGGAAGGAATGCCGTGCGGTACGCCTTGATAATGGCCTGATCGCCTACACCCACTTACTGCACCATCTGTCCCTGTTGCATCAATTCCATCGCGTTCAAGCCTGAATCCTTCATCCCCTTGGCGATAACGAGAGCTTCCTGTTGCTGCTGTTGCTGTTGCGCCTGCTGCGCCCTTTGGCCGCGTATCATCGCAACTGCCTTCTTATCCCGTAACACCCTACTCGGCACTCCGTAGAGTTCTGTGAACCCGTAGCGCACCATTTCATCACCGTCGATGTTGTCCAGTATTTCCGGCTGTGCTTGAGCGAGAGGACCTATGAATGAGAGTGCAGCCGTGATGCTCTGCCCCTGTGCCGCCTTCTGAGCCTTCATCAACGGGCTGACATACTCAACGTCGTACTGTTGCCCCATCAGTTCCATTGGAGGAGGGGGAAGGTAGCCACCACGGGACATTATGCCGAACGTCCGGTGAATCGTCTGCCCTAGACACTCATGCGTGTACCGGCCAAGGATCGGGCCGAGAATGAGCATCTTTTCTCCCACCATCTGCGCCACTTCATAAGCGGTACGGGTCTTTCGGTCCATCGTCGCCATCATCAGAAAGATGTCAACAAAGTACATGGCCTCAATCTCGCGCCGTTCGTCCTGAAGCGACTGGTAGCCAATGGCAAGGTTGCCGCTCATATTGATGGGTTTTATTGCTTCCTCACCCTTTGCTCGGTAATTGAGTGCACCGGGGTAATCACCCACCCTGCCTTTATAGGTACTCGGTACGTCGAGAGGTGGGTCAACAGCCTTCTCTGCCTGCCTCAAGAGGCTATACTTCATCTGGTTCGCGCCCTTGATGAAACCGAGAGCGTCCAGTGAGGGCGAGTCTCCATAGACATCACCACTTCGGGGGTTCCAACGGGCTATCGAGTCGGGGAACTCCTGGTAGCCTGTCTCTTCAACTACATCCCTGTCTGCCACGTTGACTACGACTGAGGCGATGGGGAAATTTTTGTTGTCCTTTTTCTCAAAAGCCGTCTCGTCACGAGGATAAATGGCATGGATGAACTCAAATTCCTTGTCCGGTTTATCCCGTGCTGCATCTTGAATGGCCTTGGAAATCTTGCCTTCCGGCCACTTCTGAAGCACCTGACGGGCTTGCAGCTTGAACTTGCGGAATTTCATGTCGATGATGCCCTGTGCGTTCTCAAAGTAGAAGCACTGAGCGGGTGAATCGACCCTGAAAACGAGGGTGCCTTGACCGACGTTCTCCTCCTGGTAGAGGTCGGCAATACCCCACGTCACTATGTCATCATTGAACTGACTCATGCACTGGTAGAAGTTGCTACGCTGGTAGGCTTGCATCATCAGTTCCGTGACAAGGCCCAACCAGTTTTTCACGTTGTCCACATTCATCAGTTCGGGGTTAACGGTTCTGAGTGTGAACCACGGCATAACCGGGGAAGTCATGTTAGAGTAGAGTTCAGCCGAGCAGATATTCTTCGACTTCTTTGCCGTGCCTTCCAGTATCTTCAGGTTGCGCTTCGCCCCCGGTGCCCATGTCGTTGTGAATGAACGGTTTGGATGGACGAAATCAGCCACCTCCTGCCAACAAGTCTCCCATGAACCTCTGGAAGATTTCGCGGAATTGGTCAGCCTTATGATACGGTCAGCGGTTGTCTCAGCCATTACATCATCCTCCAAGACGACTTCGCCAGTTCCCAACGGTAGCGAAACTCACGGGCAATACGGGCAAACACCTTTTTCATGCCCCGCCACCAAGCAACAACGTCTTGCCCACGGGAGCCGTGTCAAGCGCACCCTGCCCACTGGTGAGAATGAGTCCTGCCCTGCCTCTCATAATCTTTGCCAACTTTTCCCTCTCCGTCTGTGCCGCATCCACTACCGGCTGCGATGCCGTTGTAGGGACAGGTGGAAGAGGCGCAAGGTCTGGGGCTTTCATCTGGTCTTCACCCGTGACAGCTCCGTAAAGACCAAGGGTCGCTATGTTCAAGATTGGCTTTACTACCTTGCTCATTCCTTCCCTCCAAGAGCTGCAACGTGCATTTTTTCCAGTTCTAGTTTCGCCTGCCTGTATTCGGCGAACGTGATTGCTGCTCCTATTAATAGAGTCTCGATCCGGTCACGGATACGGATCAGAATTCCCTTTTTCTTTCGTGGGAATGCCGTCAGGAAAATGGGGCAATGTTCTGGTGCTGGCTGGCAACGACATCCTCCGATGTAGCAATCATTTAATGCGTTTTCAGCCATATCTAACTACCCACTCCAGCCGACGCGGAGCGCGGCTGAGTTTCTTCGTTAGTCAAAATCGGCCAACTATGGTCGTTCATGGTCCGCTTCACGCTGTCTATTCTTGTCCCCCTTCTCAATGATGGGGACAGGGTAAAAGGTGTAGGAAAGCGCATCGAACCAATCCGGTGAGCGCCCTAGCCTGTCAGGTTTCTTCAAGTCTTCCTTGCTCTCAATCTGCTTTTTCCCCGATGACGGGTTGTAGAAGTAGTGAATGTCCTGCGTGTCAGCCACAATCTTCTCACTGTTCGGCGTATCGGAAAGGCTGCAAGCCCGTTCCGTAAACCACTCACGCACGGACCATCCAAGGTCAGCCCTCATGTTCTGAAAGTCTCCACGGGATGCCGCTCTCTCTGAGGCATTGACAGGAGCACAGGGTACGTTCCAACCGTTCAGCATATCGTAAGGGCCGGAACCGAGACCGCCTGTGACATCGACGGCTACCGAGTCAAATTCACCCTGCCGATAGAGTTCCCTGATGCGGCCAGCCGTGAATACAGTGTCCATCTTAGCCCACGCTTCACTGTAGGTGATGCGGCCACCCTGACGAACTATCAACACACTCTTGTCGTCTCCGAACCGGGCAACGTCAACACCGGCTATGCGATGACCCCCTGAATGAAAAGCAGGTCGGTCAATGGCGGCCTGAATGTCTTCCCACGGAACGAGGATTTGGGCTATAGATGACTTGAACGAACAATAGAATTCCTGTTCTATGAGGTCATCAGACATTCCATCGCGCCGCTCTTTCTCTATCGCTTCCTTCGTGATGCCCTGTGTCTGGTCCGCTGTCAGGAGTTCACAGAACCAGTCCTGGTTCGCCCTGGCTATCTGGTAAATATCATAGGCATGGTTGCGCCCTCTCGGGGTAAAACAGAAGATAGCCCATCCACCGTTCTGTGCAAGAATAGGACGCCAGTGGTCCCACGCTGCCTTGTAACGGTCGGATAGGGAATATTCGTCGAGGATAATTCCTATCGGATTCGGGCCGATGGACGATTCGTAGTTGTCTGCACCGATGATGCGATAGATAGAACCATTTTTGATTTCAACCTTCATCTCGGTATTGTTCGGGGGACTGGCAAGTTCAGTCGGAGGAAAGTGTTGCAAGAATGGAAATCCTTCTCCATCCATTCCTTCCCATACGATCTTACGACCCTGACTATACTCAGGAAAACAGTGGAAGTACATCCCCACTCTCTTAAACATCTCTTTGATACAAACGGCTAGAACTGTCTTGGTCTTCCCGCTTTTGCGATGCCACACTATGACCGCACGTTTTGACAATCTCTTGGGATTATCCATATATCCCATGAACGGAAGTTGGTATTCACGAGGGGTGAAATTGTTCGGGATCGTACCGCGAATCACCTTAGGTATCTGGCTTGGGTCTCTGACCATAAGAATAGCGCCAGGAGGCAGGTTAGCGGTCGATGTGACTTTTTGCATCTCAGGCATTGTTCACCTGTGAAAGCCTACTAAAAGCGTCCGTCCATGACTCCACTGAAGAGAATTCTGGTAGAGTTATTTCAAACACAGTTCGCTGTGACACTTCCTTTGTCGATCCCGCAAGCGTGTCAATCCCATTTCCAATAACCCCAAATATCATGGTCAAGTTAATGCAGGGGTTTAGGTCTCTATCTAGCCGACTAGATGTTTCAATTTTCAGGAGAACTTTCTCTGCCATTACTTATCTTCCTGCATCCTGTTCCAAGCCCTGATAGCAGCCTCTTCTGATTCAAGGGCCGGGGTCTTGGCCGAACATCCGTCATCGAAGCACAGCACGTCCCAGGTACGGGGGTTGGTCTGGAGTTCAGAGACAACCCCCTCATTTCCACACAGACATTTTACCGGCAGAAGGGCCACTATTTACATGCCTTTTTGCCCTTCATGGGCATTTTCTTTGGTGCCGCTTTCTTCTTTGTTGCCATGAAATCACCCCTCTTCCTTTTTAAGTTCGGCTACGATTTCTCGCGCCGGGCCTTCCTGCTTGACCGTGGTGTTTTAGGCTTCGGCTCTGTGTCAATCTCTGATCCCACAGGAGGTAGCGATGCCGCCATTTTTGTAATTGCAGGGATCAACACTGTTTTGCTAAAATCATGGACATATTCTTCAAAAGAGGAAAACCCGCTTTCTGTTCTCTCTCCTCCTTTCACTTCGCCACCCTTATGTTCGCCACCTTTCATAGCATCACCATCCCCGGCTTCGACTTGGGGGCATAAGTAAACTTCCATCCTGCACCCCTATCGACCTACCCGGCCTTACGATAGGATAGCCGCCCTGAATACCTGACGGCTGGTAGGGCTGCTGCACCCCGTAGGCGCGTTCAAACTCAGGCGATGGGCCGATCAATGACGGTCCCATGAGACCGGAACCACGGTCGTCAATCAGAGGTCCACGGTCGATGGAGCTACCCGTTCCCCAGAAATCCCGGTCAATCAAGGGATTGGTAGGGCTGTATTCCATCCGCTGTGCCATGAGTGGTGTACTATATATAAGGAAGAATCCTGCCAGCAATACGAGGGCGATAGTCGTTTTCATCGTTCTCCTCCTTGGATTATTTGTAGATCGTGAGGCATGTACTCTTTCCAAAATTCAGGTATTCCGTTGTGGCTGGCCGCTGCTCTAGCCGACCCTTCCACAATCCTGTAGATGGCGCTATGATTCAACTTCCCCCCATTTGCACGTTTCAACAAGTACAGGTACTCGTCCTGTATAGCAGCCTTGCACTGGTCAGGAGTCATGCCACACCTTTCAATTTGGCTTCCCCCTTTCGGGGGTTGTCATTTGAGTGATGGGCTTGCCTCCTACCTCTGGGAACGTAAGCAGAGACACCTTAGCCAACAAACTCATAGCTGATTCCAGATCACCAATTTCCGCTGCATTAAATTGTAAATCTACCTTTTCCATTCCTTCGTCGTCTGTCCAAAAACAGAGCGTAATCACCGTTGGTTTTATCATGCCACACCTATGCAGGGCATGAGGGTTTCTGAATCGAAAGCCGCCACATCCCTACCCGAATTCCACGAGCAGAGAGCCACGCCATTGGGGTTCATTTCCCTCACGATCATTGGTGAAAACTGAGTCTTGAGCGTCACTACATCTCCGGGTCGGATGTAGATAAGGCAGGGGATGTCAAGTCTCATCCCATCACCCGCTGCATCCTCTGATACCACGTCTCGGGGAAGTAGATCACCGGGGTTCCCATCACGCCCGTCTCATCCCCGTTGTGCATGCAGGCGTACAGGTAGCCTTCGTACTTCCGGCTCCTGTGAAGGCACTCGGTCCTGCCGCCTAAGCCCTTGTAAAAGCTCTGGAATTCCGTCCAGTTGAGGGCACGTTCCATGCCTTTAACGACAGGAGTCAATCATCCCTCCACTCAATAGCGTTGCAGTATTGGACATGGGGATGAAGGTCAGACTGCATCATCCTGTCACAACGATACAGAACTTGAACAGGGTGTGCGAGCAGCGAAGCATCGAGGTTCATGCGGGGCGTAAAGGACTCCAACTCACTGAAGTTAGTCCTGTATCTTGGGGGAATCTGTATTACAAAATGGTGGTTCCCTCCGTCGATGCAAGGACTCATGCTATGGCCTCTTTCACCATTCTTCTTGCTTCCTCGATCCACATCCTCATCTGCCTGATTTCAGCCTTGGCAATCTTGATGTCCCTCTGCATCCGTGAGTAGAAGGCATCCCGCTCGTCGAGGTACACCCTGTGTCGCTCCAACCTCTCCCGGTCCCACGTCAGAACTTCCTGGTGCATCGACTTCGGGTGCTTCCGCTTCCTTTCCAAAAACTCATTCAGGTCTGCTACAGTCGTCATACATCCTCCCTGCGTTCTCCCACTATCCGTGGGGCGCTGTGCTGCCGTAAACGTGTAAACGGTCACTCTACCACCATCGCTGCCTCAAGTTCGGGGCAGGAGAAATGCCTCATCTTTTTGAGCAACCGCATCCTCTTCAGCCTTTTAAAAAAAGCACGTTCGTTGGGCGTGTCACGACGGGGTACATGAGATGGGCGAGAACAACACGAACCTGAATCTTGGAGGAATGCTGTCAATTCCGATTGGTCAAATCGCTCTGCTGATGGGCGGTCAGCCTTTCGTAGGTGCCGTTGGGTTATCGGGTATACCATCAGACAAACTCCCAAAAGTCAGGTTCTTCATGCCCGATAAAGCAGGTAACACAAACCCTGCCTTCAATCCCCTGACAGATGAAGTCGAATATTTCTTGCCCGCATCTGTTACAATGCCAACCCCAACCAGGGGTATGATTACGCTTGTGGGCTTCAATTACGGGAACAGGGGTTGTCTCGTATTTGTAAAACTCAGCATCAGGTACAGGAGCCCACTTTTCATGATCCCTCTGTATCACTTTTCCCCCTTTTCTTCCCGATGTATTGCTTAATGATAACCCCTTTACGCCAGAGCCTCTTGTTGAGCATGGTGTAGATGTTAGATTCCCCTCTCACCTTATCTATCTGAATCATGTGGTGGAACTCAAGAACCCCTACTGCGCGTATCACGGATCGGGAGGTCATTGCCAGTTCATCACAGAGCAGATTTATCGACGGCCAGCATATCTGGTCCTTCCCCGCATGGCGGCACAGGGCAACATAAACACAAGTAGCATGTATGCCAACTATCCTAGCGTAAACATTAATCAGTAAGTCATCGACAATAAAGAAGTTTTGCTCTCTGGCATCCCTTACCTCAAACTTCTCATTGTCTTTTTCGCGCCTTTTCTTCAACGCGATTCGTCTCCGAATGTCCAACAAATTCTGCATCTTAACTCATGTACCATTGCCCCCTTGTCACTACCACCAGTGACACCAGGGCAATCGAAGTAAACACACTAACAGCGATAAAGGCAGCCGCAAAAGAACCCTTAAGCGACGTGCTCGTTAAATAAAAGGCCCTCCGAGCATGGGACTC